TTCCCCAGGCGGTTCAAAAATCAAACGATAACGGGGGCTATTTTATTTCGCGACGACCCTTCCGTCTTCCGAAACAAAATAACGTCTGTTATTCTCGTTTAGATGTTCGGCGTTGTGACATTCCTGGCAAAGATATTCAAGATTTTTCGCATCAAGTAAGATCGTCGGGTCTTGGATATTCTCCGCCGATATGTACTTCTTGTGATGAACTATTCTGCCAGGACGGACCAGACCTTTTGACAGGCACCGTTCACAAAGTCCGCCAACACTAGCGATATATTCGCTTCGACACTTTTGCCAAGCCGCCGAATGATAGAACGCTTTCTGTTCCTTCGGCGCTTCTTTCCTCATGCTTCCCATATTTCCATACAAAAAGGACAAGCGTTTCGGCCTGTCCCTTTTTCACAATTACATGATATCACACTTCGGCGTTACAAATGTTTCAAATTTTGTTTTGATGAATCTATGATAGATCAGTCTTGTATTTTCTGCCGTCGCAGTATTCCCGATCCGTTCCGCTACTTCTCCCCATGACAGACAGTCAACACACCGAAGCGTTACGATCTGGCGGATCAGCGGATCGTCGATCGTCGCGACGAACTGTTCGACTTCACGGATCGCAAGTCCGATTTTTTGCATATGCTCCCGTATCAATTCGACATGGTCCGCGATCAAGATCGCCTTGTTTTCCGTCGGCCTGCCGATACTGTTCGTCACGCTATGCGGTAGACCGTCAGCCGCGACTGTGTCCTGTGACATATCTGCGACTAATTCTTCATAGCGCTTCTTCCACATTTCAAGTTCTTTCTTCAGATAGTAGACCTTTTCAAGATCATTCTTCGTCATTTTCTTCGCCTTCCCCCTTTTCAATTATTTTCGGTCGATTGATCGCCGATCGGTTTTCGTACAAATATCTGTCGTGCTTCTCCATATGATCCAGCGCGTCAAGCACAAGCGCCTTGATCTGTTCGACCAGCCCGTTTACTTCTTCGGCCGAACACGGCCTGTTCACATTGACGCGAATGTATCGGATCACGTCCCGAACGTCTTCGACGTCGACGGTTTCGATCGGCAAATAATATTCAATTTTTTCTTGTATATAAGGCATGGCGTTTTGAATCTTCCTTTGTTCTACTTCCAGGAACCTTCCGTCCGCCATAGGAAACAGATATTTTTTGTACGGTTGTCGTTTCTTCATTTTTTGTTGTTTCGTCTATTTTCCTTCAGATTACGGATGAACCCCGCCGCCGATCGGATCACAAAAGCGATCATCAAGATCGCGGCCGTTACGTCCGCAAGGATCATGCAACACCATATAAACAGTTCCGACGTGTTCATTTCAGCGATTCGCCACATATTAAGCGCCCCCTTCCATTTCCTGTTGCTCATATGGTTCGGGTAAAGGCATCCATGCGTCAACATCATCAATATCTACTCCCTCAAAATAGCATCCATCGTTATCCCTTACGAAAGCATCTACGCACACCATACCGCCCCACGATATAAGCACTTCTTGCCCGTCATCTGGTAACGGACAATCCAAAATGGTATATGTATCGTCAATCCTCATATCCGTATATTCAAAATAGTGTTCTGTTTCTTCTTCCGTCATCGGTCTTGTCTTTAGCGGAATCCATTTATCCATTGTTATCCTCACTTTCCTGTGGCTCAACCTTGCACCCCTGTCTTTCCAACAATTCCAGTTTCGCAAGAGCCATACCAATACTTGATGCCACTCCGTATGACAGGCTTTTCTGTATCATAGAGAAATCTTCTTGTGCAATCTTCGAAAAGTTATCATTCCAATCAAAAGGTTTTGCTATTATCTCGAACATTCCTCATCCTCGCTTTCTTGTGGCTCAATTTCTGCCTTACTCAACACCGCCTTTCTACCAGTCGACCGCCACGTCGATCTGATTTTTATTCGTTTCTGCGAAGGCTCCCGTGTCAAGCGCAATGCCAAGTCCTAAAGACGTTTCAATGTCTGTCGTGCCATATGGATAGACGTCGAACGGAACTGCAAGCACGATATAAGGACCATACATCTTCACGCCGTCAGACCTGGTCCACTTCTTGTGATGCGATCCGAAGTTCCGATCAGCGCGTTCGTATATCTTCGACATATCCAAGTTGTAGTACGTTTCCTTCGCCCCCTTGTAATAGTTCACGCCGTCCCGCTTGTTCAATGTCTTCGCCTGGGCCGACGTCGCCAGTATCAACGACGCCCAAAATACCGTCAGCACAATAACGAATAGTTTCTTCTTCATCCTTAACAGTCCCCCTTATCACTTCGATTGTTTTGTTTTGGTAGTCCGAACAGATACATTCGCCACCGTTTGAACGAACGTATTTTAAAAATTCGACCATGTCTTCGTCGGTCTTCCCGATTAGAATAGTTCCTTCAGTCATAAAACCCCCTTTCTGGTAACGCGGATATAGTAAGAACATTTTCTGTCATGTCCCTATATCCGATAACCTGGACGCCGTAACCTTCCGCAGATAGATGGAAGGCAATTTGTTTCAGTTCGCGCCAGGATTTGCACCGAACTTTGTCGCCGATCATAAGTTTGATTTTGTCTACTCTTTTCATTTTTACCCCCTTGTAACCAATTTATTGACCCATGTAACCAGTAGGTGTAACCAAAAAAAGTCAGTATTTATGCGCTTGTAACCACGTAACCACTGTAACCAAGCACGTCTTACGCGAGTGTAGAAAAAATTTCAGAATTCTGATTTTTCTTTAAGCTCTTATATATATACATGATTTGAAATCGCGGAGTGGTTACACGGTTACATCTAGGTCCATGGAAGGTCTTTCGGTCCTACTTCGTCCGCGTCCATGAATCCGTCTTCGTCTGAAGTTTTCAGCACTACACACCATTGATTCGGATTCCCGCCGATCCGCTTTTGTTTTGTGAAGCGGCCCTTCGTCGCTTCTATCAGTCCGCGTGCGTTCGCCCAGGACAAGAAGCCCTTTGGCGAAATATTCCCTTTTTCACATATCCGATCGAAGGCGGCTTTGTATATGAATGTATATTCCCCGCTAACTTCGCCCCATAGTTCGCCGTTTACTACTTCTTCGTCGTCGTGTATAAAGTGGTTGCATTGAACCGCCAGTTCGCTGATGATCCATTCGTAGGCCCGCGCATATTCAGAAACGTCTTCGCGATCCTTCAACTGGTCGACCAGTTCTGCCGCGTCCATGTAGATTCCGTCCTTGAATAAAATATCAGTCGCTATTTTGTCGGCAGTCAGAAGAACCGAAAGTGGAAGCATCTGTTTTTCTTCTTTATTTCCTTCGGAAAGCTTTTCGATCTGGGCGTAAAACTCTTGTTGGATGCGCGCGACTTCTTCAAAGCCAAGGTCAAGCACCGCCTGGATGAATTCCTTTCCAGCGAAGCCGTAGTTTGTGTCGATCACTTTACAAACCGCGTTTCCCTTGATTTCGACGAACAGTTCCGTCGGCTCCATTTCGAAGTCCAAAATACGGTTCACGGCGCCGCCCTTCATATGTTCGGTCGCAAGCGGCCGTTCTATGTTCGTCAGCGTGATGTTTCGCCACTTCGTAGGCTCTCTGGTCGTCAGTTCCTTGTTTGAACGGTCTTTTCCCTTGCCGCCGCATTGTGTATAGACGAAGTCTGATACCGCGTCGTAGCCGTAACGGTCGCGCATTTTCGACAGATCGTCGATCATTGTCGGAAGATGGTTCAGAATGTTGTTTCGAACTTCGCGGGCCGTGTCCGTTCCCGTCGGATCAGTAATGTATTTGCCTTCGCCTGGGTTGCCCCAGATCGAAGCCGCGACCTTTAGGTTGACCGTTTTGCCTTTTCCTGTTTCGGCCCATAGATTGACAATGAACGGAAGAATCTTCAACGGTTCCAGTAGAACCGATCCGAACGACGCCGCCATATATACGGCGATTTCCTTTTTCCGCCAGGATCGCAACTTCAGAACCAAGTCGAACCACTTTTCGCGGCTCCCGTTCTCCCGTACTGCGTCCACAAGATCGCGAAAGCCCGTAGCTGAATCGAATTCAATGTCGACCCCGTACGGCATGAACCCCGAAAAGTCACGGACCCAGCCGAACTTCGACGTCGACGTCTTCGTTTCGATCAAGTCCAAATTCATGTTTTCAAGGTCCGCCAGGAACCGAACAAGGTTTTTTGCGGTTTCGCTGGTAACCGATACCCCATAGTCAGCAAGACCGACGATCTTCGTCGAGGATGCGATCACGGCTTTATCGACCGTTATTTCCCGCCAGAACGGACCTTTCTTGAACGCCAACTTGACTTTTTCTTTTCCCGTTTCTGCATTGACGAAACGATCCGCAATCAAGATTGGATGGTAGCAGGCCAGAACTTCGCCAAACAGATTAAAGGTTCGAACGCCGTTTTCGTTTGCGATCCAGCACCCGCAACGAAGTTCAGACAACGCCTTCGGATATTCGAAAACCGTCACGTTATCCATGGACGGAAGGACCTTCGCGGGCGCTTCCTTCTTTAGTGCTTCACGTTCAAGTTTCTGAAATGCCGACAGTTTGCGTTTGACTTCTTCCTTCTTGTTCAGTTCCTTCGCCCGTTCCAACAAGGCGTTTATTTTGTCGACGCGCGCTACTGGGTCCGCTTCGTCGATTATGTCTTCGTAGACGGAATCGTCCAAGATGCCGTCTTTTGTCAGTTTCTCAAGTTCCATTATTCAACCCTTCGTGAATGTATAGTTGAAGTTCCAGCGCGTGTACGCAGTCAGCCCAGGCGTCGGACATAGGCTCGTTGTGTTCAATGCCCCAGCGGTAAGCCGTTATCAAGGCGTTGTTCAGTTCGCGGGCCTTCTTCAGTCGTTCGGCCTTTGCGTCCCTGGTCGCCTTTTGCGCCTTCCGACGGATCAGCGCCACCCTTGAAGAAGCCTTTGTCCCGTGTTCGTACTCCCCGCCAAGGATCAGAAACGCTTCCTTGAATGAAACGTGTTCGTATTCCTGGACGAATCCGAATATGTCGCCATGAGCGCCACACGCAAAACAATGGAAACCGTCTTTATATATCTTCATGCTTGCGTGACGATCTGCGCCATGAAACGGACAGGATATCATATCCCCGCGCCCGACCTTCAAGCCGTACCGCCCCAAAACTTCAAACATTGTCGTTGTTTCTTTTATTTCTTCGCTTTTCATATTTCCCCTAGTATTTCAATGATTCGCTTCCCTGTTTCCCGCTTTTGACAGAATTGCCATTCGACCCCGTACCGTTCGGACAAAGTCGTCATGGACTTGTATAGATGTTCGCCGCTGATACACCGCGGGCTTTCCTTTATTCGCGGGTTCGTCCAGAACAGAACGTCGATCAGATCGCGGACCCCTGGGCCGTGTTCGACAAGAAAAATTATCTTCACGCCGTGTTCATAGGCCCGTTGTATCTCGTTGTGGAACCGCTTTTCGATAATGTTTCCCGCCAGTTCGTTCAAGTTCTGTTTTCGGTCGATTACGGTCGTCAGATTGTCTAGTCTGGCATAGTCCCCGACCCATAACTTTGACGTGATGGTTTCGACGCCCTGGCGGGCGAATTCAGCCTTGATTGACTGTATCGCCCGCGCCTTCTCCCGCGTGTCAATCTGGATCGTCATGAATCCAAGAACGGGTTGCGGTCGTCGCCCTGCATTACGTCGTCGGCCTTCTTCTCAACAGGTTCAGCGTCGAAAATGATGTAATTCGTATATGTTACCTTCTTTTCTTTATCGTAGCGGTTTTCCACGCCACACTTGACGATCTTGAAGGAATCCTTTTCGTTTATGAATTCCATAGCCTTGTGAGCCTTCCCGACCATCCGAACGAATCCGCCGAAATCTTCCTTGTATTTCCCGTCGTCCTGTTTCGAAGACGTGCTGATCCGTACGTCGGAATATTTTTCTTCGATCCGCTTGATCTCCCATAACTTCGCATATGCACCGTTACAAAACATATCTATTCCCCTTTCTCTTTTACTTTGATTGCCGCTTCAAGCTTGCGGACTGCTTCGTCGTACTTCTCGACGGGAAGTTCCGACAGGATCGTCAGCCCGTATATTTGGTTGAACTTGTCAACCGCAACGCCAGCGCGTTCGAGAAGCATTTCAAGCGCTTTCAACTGTCCGTCGTTCAAAAATCCATCCATGACGGTAGAATCCGTCTTCCGCTTCGGCTTCGGCGTTGCCTTTGCCGCTTTCGCGTCCTGTTCGACCTTGTGTTCGTCCGTGTCTGGGTCCTTTGCGTCGTCAATGAGCAAAAGCGCGTTCAATGCGTACTTGCGGGCGTAACTGGAAGCCGTTCCCGTGATTTGCGTCGCGTCCATGCCCTTTTTGTCTTCGGGTTCCCTGGCGTAAGCGTCAGCGGATATAATTTCCCCGTCGTTTTCGCAATCCACGAACCATGCCGTCGCGTTGACGTAGTATCTGTCGCCGATCTGCTGGATCATGTCTGTCAGTTTGATAAAAGCCTTTACTTCCGCCAAAAGCGGCTTTACTGCTTCCAAAATATCTTCGCAGGACCTATACGAATAGTTCCCGAACGAATTCCATCTGTTTTTGGGTGCCTTCAGTTCTGTCTGAACCTTCAGCAATTTTTCGTTTACCTTCATTGATAGCCCCTTTCTTTCCATTCGTCGTACTTTCTGTCGATCTCCGCGCCCAGACGATCTTCGGCCGCACGATCGGGCGCGAATACGACGTGAATACAATGTTCGCAACCGACGATCTCGTTTCCGTCATAATTGACGTAGTATTCTTCACATTCTTCGCCGCATACTGGGCAGAAAACCTCAATGTCTTTCATGTTTTAGCCTTCCTTCCGTTCCAGGCCGATAACCGCGCAAACGTCCTTGACGTACAGAATCGACGTTTTCTCGGCCGATACCATGTTTTGAAGCGCCTTGATTTTGCCCTTCATGTCTGCGTTTTCGGAAACTAACTGCGTATAGTAGTCAATCCCGATCGTTACTTTTCCTTCTTCCATATTCTTTCCCATCCTTTCATTTTTTGTGGTCCTTGCCCCAGATCATACCGTGTACCGTTGCGGGCGTTGCTCCCATCCGACAACCAGTCCGCCTTCGATAATCAGCCCGACATGGTTTCGAACGGCCCATCTGATCCAGTCGTTCACGGTCCAAGTTCTGTTTGCCAGTTCAAGGTCAAGTTTTTGTTCGCCCCTTATTTTTTCAGTCTGCATTATTCAATCCCCCTTCGTTTGTTAAATGTTGTTTGCTTCTTCGTGCTTCTTTTCTTTCTGTTCCTGTCGCTTGATATAGTCCCCGATCGCGTTGTGAAGAATCGCGATATTCAGACCAGCCGCGACGGCTTCCTGTTCGTCCGCGTCCATGTTGCGGGTCTGCTCCGTCAGTTCCTTCAAGTGGCGTCGTTCAAAGTCCCGCATATCGTCGTCCGCAATATTATTCAGATTGACGCCGTCAGTCTTGTTTGACGGGATCGCCTGGATCACGTCCAGTTGTCGGCCGTATTCTTCTTCGCCCCAGATCATGCCGTTCACCTTCCTTTCCGCGGCCGCCAGATAATGACCGCTATTATCAAAATCGTTCCAATGATGATTGCTTCCCGCATAGTGCCGCCTTTCAAAGCCAGAACGTCCAGACCAGCAAGAACGCCATAGCGGACGTCGCCGTCGCCATGAAGACAAGTCCGACGTAGTCCCAGACTGTTACTTCTTCGTAATCTCTCCATTCTTCCATTCCTTTACCTTCCTTTCGTTGATCTGGAACGTCCTTCTTGACGATCCTGGCATCTTAACGCAAACCCCGAAGTCGACTTCTCCTTGCGCGATCGCTTCCCGAAGAAACATTTTCGACCAGCCTAAACACTTTGCCGCTTCCTTTACTGTCATGCCTTATGCCCCTTTCATGTTGCGTTTTTGAAACATTCGGCGAAAAAAAATTCGTCAGCTGATAGGCTATACTTTTCGCAAATAGCCCGAATCTGCCTTGTCGTGAATTCTTCCACGCCGTTCAATTTTCTGTTGACCGATACAAGGGATATTCCCAACAGGTCGGCTACTTCCCTTTGGCTGATCTTGTTTGCAACCAGCCACGCTTTAAACTTCAATAAATTCGGCACCGTTACACCCCCTTTCCGTCGCCTGGCGTGATCCACAAGCCAAAGCCCCATAAATTAACCAAAATGAGTTCCTTTCTGTTTGAAACAAGCGCGAAGCGCTTTTCTCCGAACGTATTAAACGCCGTGATCCTTACCGTCATATTCCTTTTCCTTCTCCCCGTTTCGCCGATAGGTCAGCGCGGTTCTTAATAGTCTGCCATGCAGTTGAAGTAGATTTCTTCGCATTGTTCGTAATCGCCTTCATAAAGCCATTCGCCGTCAAAAATAACATTCCATGTTTCACGTTCTTCGCTCCAAAAAATACCGCTTTCCATTCTTTCCACCTTTCCGCCCGTTTTGCCGATAGCCCAGCGTTGCTTCTTATAAGATAAACATATCCGTGTGTGAGTTTCTGAAGGTTGCGTCCGATCCGTCTTCGAAATGCAAAACCAAGTATTCATGGTTTTCGTCGACGCATGATCCGTCGGTGTGCGCTTCAAGTTCTTTTGCTTCGTCGCCGTCTACAACGTCCCAGGATGTCAGCCCCGAATACTGCATAACGAAACTCGGCTTCGTTTCGACGTATTTCAAACGCTTGAAGCACTCAATTCTGATTGTCGCGTTGCGTAACTTTGCGTTGTCCTTCATTGTGGTTCGCGTGTATGTTCTTATCATTTCCCGTACCTTCCTTTCGAGTTGCGATTTTGAAACTTTCTGATTCTATTATAGCGCCTAGTTTCAAAAACGCAACCCCTTTTTATAAATTTATAAACTTTTTTTATAAGTCGTACGATATAATAGACACAAACCAGAAAGGAAGGTACGAAAAATGGAAGTAAAAGACAGGATAAAAGAACTTCGAACAGAACGTCAGATCACAATGGACTTGCTGGCCTACGATATGAACAACAAGTACGAAATAAACATAAGTAAAGGCTTGATTTCAAAGTGGGAAAGCGGGAAAAACGATCCTTCGTTGCGCCATGCGGCGTTTCTGGCGGACTATTTCGGCGTAAGCCTTGACTATCTGATCGGACTAACGGATGTAAGGACACCAGCCCGTCTTCTTGCGTATGCGAAGCTGGTCGAAAAACGAAACGAAATAAGATCAAAAGGAAATAAAAGCGAATGAAACTACCCCCAAACTTCGGAAGCATAACAAAACTAAAAGGAAACAGGCGCCGCCCGTACATGGTAAGGATCACGACAGGCAAGGTCGTCAATTTCGACACGCAGAAAGCCTACAACAAACGAACCGTTCTAGGTTACTATGCGACGAAGTCCGAAGCAATAAAGGCGCTGGCGGACTATAACGCCAACCCCTACAACCTGGATCGAACAAAAGTGACGATTCGGGAAATCTGGGACCAGATAAAGAACAAAATCGACGTTTCGGCCGATCGAATGAAGAAGTACGAAAGCAACTTCGAAAAGTATGTCGCCCCGATCGCGGACCAGCGGATCGCAGACGTGAAGACTGGAACGCTCCAAGACCTGTTTGACGCGATCCCCTACGGATATTCAACCCAGAGCATCACGCGGGCCGTTCTCAACCACATATACACCTATGCGTTACAGAACGACATTGTTTCGCAAAATTACGTCGAATATTGCAAGCTCGAACAGGCAGAAACGCAAATAAAGCGCGACCTATACACGGCGGATGAGATCGCCGCGATCTGGAAAGAATCCGACAGGCCCGAATATGCTTTCACGCTCATTCTTCTATATGAAGGAACGCGTATCAAGGAACTTCGGGAAATGTCGAAAAAGGCCGTCAATTTGGCCGAAAACACGCTTGAAATAGTCGAAGGCAAGAATATTCAGTCAAGGCGCGTTATCCCTATCCACGGGCGCGTCAAGCCACTTATCGAAACCGCTATGAAGTCAAAAGGCGACCGCTTGTTTGACTTCTCGAAGACGCACTATGACTACTTTGTCAAACAATGCCTGGGCCACAAGCCATACGACACGCGCCACACTTTCGCCAGCAAGGCGAACGAAGTCGGCCTTCAGCGCCTTATCATCCAACGGATCATGGGCCATAAGCCCGAATCGGTTCTTGAACAGTCCTACATACACTTGACGATCGAAGAATTGTCAGACGCTCTGAACAGAATCGAATTTTGACCGTGTTACCCATGTGTTACCAATATGTTACCAACTAGGAAAAATCACGGGCGTTTCCGAAGCATTATCGTAAACAAAGAAAAACCGCCATTCTACTGCATTTTACAGTAGTTTGGCGGCTTTTTAATCGCTAAATCTTATGTCAATTCACGTCCTTGATCGGAAAGTGTAAACCGCGATTTTATCGCAAAAAACGGGCGTTTTGTTACCCATGTGTTACCAATCCGCAGAACTTTTCAGTCGTTCAGAAGCACCGAAACGAATTATACCCCGAAGCGGCGCCTGGTGCAAGACCAGACGCACGCCCCCTTGAAGGTAAATAGGAATATGGAATGAGAAATAAAAGAAGCAACCAATATTATAAACCGATAGACGCCCAGGTCTTCGGGCCGATAATGCCGTCGGGCGTCAGATTGTGCGCCGTCTGCCAGTCCTTCACGGCGCGCTCCGTGTTGCGTCCGTAGATTCCGTCGGCGGCTCCGCAGAAGAAGCCGTTCAAATTCAAAAAGTTTTGCCATGACTTAACATATTCGCCGCGGCTTCCATACTTCAGAACGGGAAGGTTTTTAACGTGCGTCGGACCCGTTGACGATCCTTCGACTTCTGCATCCCACAAATACAACTGATATTTGTTAATGCAGTTCAGAAGCGTCTGTTCATAGGACGGGCTGGTCGCATAACCGTCTTGTTTGACATATTTGCAAGCCAAAACATAATCTTTAAGACCGCGAAGGTTTTCGTACCGCTTCAGCCTGTTGAACAGATCGGAATGGTCGGCGATACTTTCCGCCCAGGATGGATAGGCCCGAAAGTCAGCCATAACACGGACTGCGGCCCCGTTTATGTATTCGGTCGTCCACATTTTGACGGAATTGCCGTTGTATTTTCCCTTTATTCCGAATAGGTTGAAATTTGGAGCCTGTGCAAGTCCCGAGTTGCCTTTATTCGATTCGATAAACGCCTGCGAAGCGGTCAACGAAGCAAGAATACCACTTTTACGCATATCGTCCAAAACGTACGGCTTCAGCGTTTCCAAGAACGTCACGTCTGTATATTTCATGCTCTCCCCTTCAGATCAGCCAGATCGCCTTCAAAGTCCCGTTGTTTTTCTTCGATAACCTTGATTGAACCTTCTGCGATATACATTCGTTCGACAAGGTTGTTGTGCTTTTCGACCTTCTTTTCGAGCTGATCTATCCGATAGATCGTTTTCGAGTGCGTCAAAAGGTTCGATATCACGGTTCCCGCCAGCGCAAGCCCGCCTGTCGTCAATGCTACCATTACAGAATCCGTCATTTTTCCGCGTCCCCTTCATGATATCCGCTATCGGCCAAACCTTCCCCCAGGCAGTACGCCAGAACCGAAGCGCCCGCCATAATCAGCGCGGAAATCTGCGTCGCTTGACTGTCTGAATAGTTCAGCGCGATCATCAGCATAGAAACAAACGAAGCAACCGAAAGCCAAAGTTTTCTGCTTGTGAGTTTTCTTTTCCAATCAATCATTTTTCTTCCCCCTGTCTTCGTCCATAAGCCATTGAAGGACAAATAAAAACACGGTCAGCAAGACCGCTAAACCGATAAGCATAATCATAGGATATCCCTTTTATACTTCCACAAAATAACTAAAATCACTTGCACCACTTTTTATGGCAGAATTTATCTTTATTCCTGTTGCATCAAGGGACGCATATATAGAGCCAGATTGCCCTATCGTTCTAGTGCTTTTTGCCGCACCATTGACATAAAATGATGTATTCTTGCCCTGCGCCCCTGCGTTATCTTCGTCATATACTTCTGTTTCCAAGTAAGTATTCCCACTATAATGCAACGAGAGTATTGCTCTCTTTGGCTTTCCATCAGTTGCTATGTCCTGACAAGTGCCGCCATTCTGAAAGTAGATTCTGCTACCGCCGCCGCTTCCGCCACCACATCTAAAAAGAGCCATACAAACACCCCCTATTCTTCATTCGGTTCTGGTTCTGGTTCAACCAACGAACGATAATCCGAAATAAGTTCTTTTCCTTGTGAAGTGATAACAGAACACATACAAATATCGTTAGAATCCTTGATGATTCGGCCCATGTTATCATGGAACGCCTGCTTTGCGGCGCTTTCGTTATCATACATTCCAACAAGTTGATATTCCCAGTTTTTGCTTGACGCGTATCTGAACGCGCGGATTACGAAATATTTGATTTCCATGTGTTTTCCCCTTTCTATCTGATATAGATACGAACCGTTCTAGCCTGCGAAGCGCTGAACGAAACCGAACATGATCCAGCCGAAACAGTCACGCCCGAAGGATTGTCACCCCAGGTATCCGTATATACGTCAATCGCACTATTTGCCGTTATTGCCGCGTTCGTGAAAGTGAACGTGCTTGCCGTCGCCGTATATTCCATGTAAACCGTTCCGTCAATGTTCGTAGACGTACTGTCAATCGTTACCTGTTGCGAATGAGTAGCGCTAGAAGATGCCGTACCGCTTCCCGCGATTGAAACAGACGGAATTGACGGCTTGTTTGAAAGATCGTTATACGATCCGCTGGTAGCTACCGAAGCAAGTGACGGTTTCCCCGACAAGTCGCTATATGATCCCGTCGTCGCTACCGTCGCAAGTGAAGGCCGACCCGTCAGATCGGAATACGCGCCAGTTGTTGCCACGGTCGCTAAAGTAGGCACCCCGCTCAAGTCGCTATATGCGCCCGTCGTTGCTACCGTTGCAAGGTCAGCCGTTTCAGCCAGGCCCAGATCGGAAGCCGTCAAACCAGCGATCAGCGTTACAGAATTTATTGACGGCTGATTTGTTAAATCGTTATAATCCGACGTGCCGCCGCCACCGCCGCCGCCTGTCATTGTAAAGTCATAGGCCCACGTCGCGACATTCGCGGCGCCACCTGTTACACAATGATAAACCGCGCCTTCTGTCGGATTCAGATAGAAGTCGTTCGGATTTGCGTTAGTGATCCCCGTAGTCGGAAAGGTTGTCGGCGTTGCCGATTTCCCAGAAACATCAGTACCACGGAACCAACGGTTCCCGCTTTGTCCGTTCGTGACCATAAACGTATACGTCGTCACGCCGTCGGTCATGTAGATCGTGTAAGTGTCAACCAGTCCAGACGTTCCCGTCAGTTGGATGTCGTCAATTCCGTCGCCGTCCGCGCCTGGCGTTCCAGGATCGCCCTTAAACGTGCCTTGTGACGTCCAAGAATCCGTCCCGACACACTTCCAGAGTTCCATTGTGTTTGTATTGAGATAGAGCGAATCCTCAAAAAAGCCCGTCGAAGACGAACTAGGACCGATAACGGCCGTACCCGTTGACAGAACCTTTTCTCCAACGTCGTTTATAATCTCGATTGCGTCATGAATCGAGCCGCGGACTTCTTCGCCGTATACGGCTTGCATGATTGCCTGCAAATATGCGGAAATATCAGCCATTTTGAACCCCCTTCAGTTTTTCGATTTCCTTTTGTTGTTCTTGTAAAACCTTGATGATCGGCGCGATTAACTGCTTATAGTCGACGGCCAGCATATTGTCGTCGCGTTCATAGCAAAGCCGATTGTCTTCTATTCCGAATTCTTCTTCGATCCGCTTGACGTCCTGCGCGATAACGCCGAACTGTAAATCCTTCGGATTGTCTTTGAATCTGAATTCTTTTGCGTCAATGCCGAAAATAAGACGTTTCGCGAATTCTGCGTCGATCTCTTTTATGTCAGATTTCAAGCGCCTATCTGAAGCATTGTCCCCCGCTACGATTATGTCGTAGGTCGGCACTTCCAAATATTGACCGCTTGAATTCCTTGCAGAAGAATTGACCGCTCCCCAGCAAGCATAATTTTGCGAACCACTTTTTGTTGCAAAAATACCAGGGCCGCCGCTTGTTGAATTTACCAAGTGAAGATTTCCGCCAGAAAGCGTCAGCGTTCCGATCGTATCGGTCAGCGTTGCGTCCTTCATGGTTACTTTTCCAGTTGCCATGTTCAGTTCGTAGACGCCATTATTCGCAATCAGCGAACCCGTTGTAATGAAGTCCGCAACGAATCCGCCGTCCATAGTCGCGGCAGTCGTTACCGTCCACGGATCGGACGGGTCTTCGCGCTCCAAATAAGCAAGCCCGCCCAGATTCCAGCGCCAGCACTTTGTTGCCTGCGAAAAATCAAGAAGATTCGCGACCCGAAGTTCCGTGATCTGGTCGTCTGCGTTTGTTTCGAAAGTAACGTATCCGCCTTCTGTTCCGTTCAGAATTTCAAAAGCGTTACGCCTTGCCGCGTCAAGAATTGAGTTCCGCGTCGGCATACGCTTTATTGCTTCGACTGCTTCGTTCGACTGGCTTGTCAGCGTCCGTCCAGATCGAACATATCCCGAAAGCGTGATCGTGTTTTTGTCTATGTTCTGAAGGTCCCTTGTGACCTTCGTTAAGTACAACCATTGATCTACCGCGAACGGTTGCGATATGATCCGAACAGAATCGCCAACGTTCAATTCCGAAACGTTTTCGACCGTCGACAGGTCCACGGCGTCAACTTCCATTGTCAGTTGTGGTTGACTGTATCTTGTCAGATAAGCCGCCGCCAGCCTGTTCAGTTCAGACAGGTCGTCGACATTGTCAAAAACAACCGCTTTTGCGTGTCGGCCATAAGCCGAAACAGAATCCGCGTTCTGGATCGTCGTTCCTTGTAGCCTTGCGTTGTAGTCTTCGTAAACTTCGCTTTCCAGTTCTGCCCCGTAAGGCGTCAACACGTTCGTCAGATTTTCGTAGTCCGATTCTTTTACAAAATCCAGCAGATTGTAGCCGTATTCGATCGCCTGCGTTGCTTGCTTGCCGTAATAAGACAAGGTCACAACATCAAGATATCGCGAAGTGTTTCCGCCGCCGTGATCCACGCGCCGAACACGAAGATATCCGTCGTCGCCGCAAATACACTTACGAATACTATCAAGGATGCTTTCGTCGTATTCTGTGACCCAGTTACAAGCCAACGAACTGTCAATCCCTGTTATATATCCGACTGCGAACTGTCGATCCGCAGGCCGATTCGCGTTATATGCCGCGACTGCCGCCTGGAACCGTTGCGCGTAGGTCTGCGTCGTGATTGACGCGGGCGCCATGTATTCGTCAGCCAAGAACGAAAGGTCTTCCAGACAGTAAACGTCCGCAATTTTCGCGAAATCGACGGAAATTTCTTTGATTTCCCCGCGCCAGTATTCGGCCCCGTCCTTCAAGATCGTTACAAGCGCCCCTTGCGTCAATGAGGAATACAACGGGTTCGTCGGCGGAACCTTGAAAGTAAATTCGCCAGCGGACCCGACTTCTTCGTCAAGTTTTGTCCCGTAAACCGTGTATGTTTCATTCGCGGGATAATATAGGATATTGTCGCCAAGATTTATTTGATACATTACAAAGAACCGCCCCTATAAACAACTTGAACCGTTGCTGATCCAGTAAACGAAAGCGTCACGTCTTGTTCTCCGCCGACTAGGATCGACGGAACTATATTCGACCCAGAATTCAGCGAATACGTTTGACCGTTATATGTGACCGTAAAGGTCGAAGAAAGCATATTCGAAACAACCAGTTCGGGACAGGTTTCCATGTGTCCGTGACCGATTGTCACGTTGCCAGAACCCGTTATCACTTCCGCGCCTGTTTGAGTGATTACGCCTGTTTCGAAGTTGAACGGGTCCCAGAGCCACGGCTCCGCGGAACTGTTCACGTCATACTTATACGGATCAGCCGTCGGAACTGTCAATTTGAACGTGCCTAGTTCGCGGAACCTGTCAAAGCCTTCAATGTATACGCGGCCTCTCCAAAAATACCCGATATCATTGTCGAGAATAAGACGACAAACGCGCCCGTGAACGTTGTTTCGAAGTGTCGAAATGATACTGTCCCAGGACAAACGCGGATTGATCGCGCCAAGTTCAAACGCCAGCGACCGCTTTTTGTAGATTCTGCGCCCGCTAACGGCTTCTGAAGCGTCAATCAGTCCGTTTCGCCCTGGAACGTCAATATATGTCGTTTCCATTTCGGGGTCGCCGATATAATTGTTGTTTCCCAGCGCGCAGTCCCAATCATTCAACGTATGATACGTTTTGCCGCTATCTTCAACATATATCGAAACCCCGTAGGTCAATTTGTTCATCTATGCCCGCCCCTTATTGCAATAGTGCCTAGTGCCGCGTTCATGTCTGGCGCGATACTTCCAACCAGCGCGCCCGAATCCATCACGATAGTATTTCCCGCCGCCAGATACGGAAGGTATGTTTCAAGCAGGCCAACGACCCCGCCTTCATGCGATCCGCCGTTCAGCGGCGTAACTGTCGCTGATCCGTTCTGTACTGTCAGAATTTCGGCGCCCGCTTCTCCGACGATAGCCGATCCGTTCGAAACAACGCCGCCGTTTGCTAGATACGGTATTTTCGAAATATTTACGGAATGTTCACCGATATGAATTGTGTTCAATCCATTGATAAGGCCGTTTATCAATCCGATCATTTCATTCAAGGCCGCTTTCAGCGTGAAGTTTATCGCGTCGCCGAAGCCCTTGAACAGACCCTTCGCGCCTTCAAGTACCCGCGCCCAATCGCCCGTAAAGATTCCGCGGTAGACATTGACCCAATTTCGAAGTTCTGTCTGTAAGCCTTCCAAAATGCCTTTGATTGTCGCCTGGAACGAATTCGCTATTTCGCCCATGAATTCGAACTTTTCAGCCCAATCAGTCGACAGTTTCGCCAGCGCACCGTTTATGATATTGTCCGTAAATTCTTGTATTTTGTCGCCCCAGATACCGAAAGCAATAACAACCGCCGCGACTATGCCAAGAATCGAAGCCGAACCGACCCCGATTTCCCCGATAGCCTTCGTCATGTTTCCGACCGCAGTCGTGACAGAACTTGCGACCGTTGCAATCGGCGATATCGCCGCAACGATAGCCGCGCATTTTGCCGCCGTTCCAAGTGTTTCGGGGTCCATGTCCCGAAGCGCTTGAAGAACGCCTTCGATTGTTTCCTTTATGTCTGGCAGATACGGAAGCAACATTTCCGCTATTTCCGTTCCGATTTCTGCAAACGTCCCTGTCGCTTCGGCCTTGATCTGGTCGATCGCGTCATTGAATTCGTTCGCCTTGTCAATCGTTTCTTGCGGGATTATCAATCCCATGTTTTCGGCTTCTTCGCCAAGTTGCTTCAAAGCAAGGCCGCCGTCGTCGATCACGCCTGCTAGTTCATCCGCAGACTTTCCGAACAGGTCCATGGCCTTGATATCGCGTTCGGTTTCGTTCGGAATTTCCGAAAGCGCCTTGACAGTATCGTAAAAAATGTCGGTCATATCGCGGAATTCGCCGTTCGCCTTCGTCGTCTTGACGCCAAGTTCTTCAAACGCGCCGTTTCCGTCGCCGACTGCCTTCTTCAGTTTTTTCATTCCGCCGACGATCGTATCAGTATCAACGTCGATCAGATCGGCGGCATATTTCATTTTTTGGAGTTCTTCGGTTGAAATGCCTGTCTGCTTCGAAAGCGTTGCCAGCTCGTCGGCTTCCTGTGCCGTCTTGACCGCCAAAGCGCCCATGGACGCAAGAAGACCGCCCGCAATCTTCGACAGGTTTTTCGTTTTGCTTGCGACTGTCGAAAACTTGCCAGCCAACTTTTCAGCGGATCGCGCGATTTTTTCCGTCGTAGCGTTAAAGGACTTTGCGGCCTTTTCGGCTTCCTTCAGTTCGCGTTCAGTCGCCGCGATCTCGCGCGTCAAAGCGTCGTATTGTTCCTGGCCTTCGCCTGTCTTCGCAAGTTCTTCGCCGACCTGCTTTTGCGCTTCCTTCAACGCGTCCAGCTTCTTCGAAGTCTGTTCTACCTGGTCGCCAAGAAGCCGTTGTTTCTGCTGAAGAAGTTCGGTGTTCGTCGGATCGAGTTTCAGCAGGCGTTCTACGTCCTTCAAGGACTTCTGCGTCGTCTTGATATCAGAATTGACGCTTTTCAGCGCCTTCGACAATCCGCTGGTGTCCGCCCCTAGTTCGATTGTGATTCCGCGAATTTTAGTTGCCGCCATGTGTTTCTATTCTCCCAGATTGAGTTCGCCACGGAAAAACGCCGCCATACTGCCAGCAGGCGCTTTCTTGTCGTATTTTTCGTGATCGTTTGCGCGTTCCGTTATCATATCGAAGACCATTCCGACGGTCATTTCGTCCAGATCGGTAGTCGACAGGTTCAGTTCTGCACAACGAAGCATAAAGATAGCCCCGTTCGGTTCACGGTCTATCGGCGCTATTTTTTTTTAGGCGTTGACGTTTGAACCGTATTGATCGACCAAAGTTCAAGTATTTGTGGTAAAACTTCGTAGATCGAGAACATATCAAACGTATCGAGCCATTCGTCCGCCGTTTTCTGTTCGATCTCTGGTTCGGCGTGTCTTGCCATGATATACGCCGTATCTTCGAAAATTTGAAGGTCCATAATGTCAAGCACTTCGTCGCCGTTTTTGACCTTCTCAAACTTCTTTTTCAGCTTGTTAATATCCGCGATCATGTCCCGTCCGATCAAAGCGCGGTACAGTCGCGGCGTTCGCGCCGTTGCGCGGAATTTTACTTCCCTATCTCCTATTTTGACGATTTTATCCATTTTCCACCCTTTTCAAGATATTCTTGTATAGATTTTCTTCAGCGTGTTTCGCCACGGGCGCGATATGCTCGAAGGCCCTTGTCTGACCAACCCTACGCCCGCCACGAACTAGCGCGTGTCCATATTCCAACAGATGCGTCAGCCGATAGTCCGTTTTGTTTCTGACCGTTGCCGACGTCTTTTTCCCTTTGATTTTAGCGTCCATGCCCCAGCCGTTGTTATACTTCTGCCACGACTGATACACGGGCGTACCGTTGGGCTTTGCCAGACGAAGTTCTTTGACGGCTTCCTGTGCCGTGTCAAGAACCCCGTCCTGGCAGTCCTTATCAGTCACGTTTTCGAATTCCTTCAACGACTTCATTATTTCGTCGGTCAAATTGTCGACTGTGACCTTTTTGTTCATGTTATGCCCCTTATGCGGAAAAATATACGTTACTATGCCAGCCGTTCAGAACGGAATCGGGCGTTGTAGCGCTTGTCATAGCCATAACTTCGCCGCTCTTTAACGGTGCGGCAGAAACTGTCAGCGCCTGCGTCGTCGGCGTCTTCTGATCCTCGATCGTGTTCAGATCGCGCGTCGGACGTGTAGCAGTACAGTTATACAGAACGAACTTCGTTCCTGTCGTGTCGCCTTCTTCTTCGAAGGTCATAGCGAACGCTTTTGCTTCCTTCGAAGCGTCTTCCACGATAACGCCGTTCGTGTCCTTCGTATATCCGAAGATGTTTTCATATACTCCGTCGGGAATGAGTGCGACGGTCAGATCGCCTTCATATCCGTTATTTGCGGAAGTCTGATAGTACACGATATTGTCGGCGTAAAACTTGTTAATGTCGCCCTGGGCGCCCATAGATAAGGAAACCGCGCCAGGTACGTCAATCACGGTACCGTATGTCGGTACAGAACTTACATATGACGTGATCGGAAACAGATGTACGTTCTTGATACCGAATTTTACTTTATCAGCCATGATAGAACCCCTTTCATAGTGTTATAGAATAAATGATTTCGTAGCAGTCTTCGTCGTCTAGGTAGGTTTCGTCCTTGTCCCACACGATACCGACTTCGGCGAACTTATCTTCTATCAGCGTTTCGGACGCTACGTCCTTCTTCGCGGTATAGAGTTCGACCGCTACGTTCTGTATTTTGTGATAAACAATGTTGTCAGCGTCGAAGTTCTGCGTGTCCGTTGCCAGATAGCATATGAACGGCAGTTTCGGCGCTTTTCCAACAGGCCACGCGCGATACGTCACTTTTGTCTGAAAAGTGGATATCGACGAAAGCGTCTGTTTCAGATCATTTAAAGTCATTCGCCTTCGTCCCCTTTCTTCTGCGTTACATACAGTTCGACGCGTCCGTCGTCCCGAAGATAGGTCCGATAGATCGTGTATACCATGTCGTTATATTCCAGCGTTTCTTCGCCGTCGTATTCCGTCTGCCAGATCATAAAGCGGAATTCGGGTTTCATGCCTTGCAGTCCCGCCTGGTAGAATTCCGACATACTAACGGAAGATACATACGCGAAAACGGTATTTTTTGTGGATGTTTCAATCCATTCGCCGATAGCGTCCTGTGTGTATGTAGTTTTAAGTAGTGATATTTTCGCCGCTTGATTCATAGTCAAAAATTCGCGTAGCCTGTCGCCATGCTTAACTGTGCTTTCTGTTCGTCATACGACCGCTTGAAAGCGTCCGCCCTGTTTAGCGCGCCGTGTTCGAGTTCGAACTGATATCCAACGTAACAACAAACCGCGCGGATGATCGCGGCGTCCGTCGTAGTCGATACCGTAACGTCTTCGTTCACGTCGCCTATGTTCAGATCAATGAACGCCGAACCGATCAGATCGGACAGTTCAGTATCGAAGTCATTCGACGAAATTAAAAGCGCAAGTTTCACTTTATCTAGCAAAGCCATTGTTTACCCCTTCTTTGTCCTGGTCGGCTTCTTTGCCGTTGTGACTGCCTTCGGTGCTTTGACGGCCTTTTCAGCAGTTTCGACAACAGGCGCCGTCGCCTTTTGTGCGACGCGTTCCAGGATTGCTTCAGCCGAACCGACCGAAACTAAAAACGCACCTTCAGCGGGCGTCGTTTCTACAACTTCGCCCGCGTGGTGCGTGATTCGTGCGTCGCGTAACAACTTAACCTTCAAACGATCAAGCCTTCTTAATATTCGTGAAGCGACCGCAAGCCGTTACTGCGTGAGCCGCATACTGACGGCCGACAACCTTGACAAGGTCAAGTTCAGCCTTCGACAGATCGTCATACTTCAGAGCGATTCCGTCGCCTTCGGGATAGTTCACGCTTTCACCCTTCAGATCGCCGACGATTGCGTAAACGTTGCCGCTGGATGCGGCATCATATGCAGGCAGACTGTTGTTGAACACAACAGGAAGACCCATGAACGGATCAATACTGTAATTTGCCGCCGCCTGTGCCGCTACGAAATTAGCGTATGTCAGCTTGTTCATGATAACGACGGGGTCAGTAGCTTCGTCAGACAGGTTCGCATATGCGGAAGCGATAGCGGTAACTGTCGGCGCGCTGGTGATCTGTGCAACACAAGCCGCAATAGATGTTGCGGAAGTAGTAGCAGTCTTGATGTCGTTTACAACCAGATCAGACAGTTTCTTCACGATCTGATATGTTACTTCGTCGTAGATGTAGCGAACGAGTGCTTCGCCGCCCATAGCAACAACTTCGTCGGAAATAGTGATCCACTTCTTGATAGAAGCGGGAACCATTGTAACGATACCGAGTTTCAGCGTTTCTTCGTCCAGAGCGGCCGCGCCTTCTGTGTGAACGCCAGCGGCGCTTGCTACTCTCTCAAATGCGACTTTCAGATTGCCGCGAATCTCTGTTCTGCGTACGCGGGACAGAATGTCGTTTCTTTCCCATGCGGTACGGATGATATCGTCAACCATAGCGGGAACGGGTAAAGAACCGCCCGCAACGTTCTCTGTCAACAGGGAACGAACTTCGGTAGCGTCTTCGCTAACCAGGTAGCGTGCAAATGCGTCTACATATTCTTTTGTAGCGCGAACTTCATTGTTTGTCATAGCTTTCTCCCTTTCTTCGAGTTTCTTTTCTTCTGTTACTTTGCCGATATTGCCTTCGGCGATTGCCTGGCGGATTTCTGCCTTTTTCGCTTCTTCAGCCTTGCGTGCTTCGATTTCTTCATTCAGAGAACGCATTTCAGCTTCGAGTGCGTCAAGATCGGCTCCGTCGTTGTCAAGTTCCGCAACGATAGCGGACTTTCTTTCTTCGATCTGCTCGATCGTCAGTTCTTTCAGTTCCATGTCAAACCCCTTTCATGATTCTGATACGTTGTTTTTTCGCTTCAACTGCCTGTCGTTCCGCTTTTGCGCTCTCCAGCGATAGGCGTGCGCTATCCAGCGCGTCGTCTAATCCGCGGGCCGAAATAGTTGTAGCTTCGTAAGCAGGGAAAGTTACGGCCGATACTTCAAATACTTTCCCAAGCTTTGTTATATGTCGCGTCGGGTGTTCTGATTCCAGATCATCCCAGGCGTCAGCATCTACTGTGAACATGAAGGACATTCCGTCCAGGTCGCCGCGTTCTACCGCAGAATAAAGCGACTTTGCTTCGGCGTTGTTCTCGACGTCCAGATCGACGCGGATGTTCATTCCGCCGTCAGTCACTTCAAGTTGCATGGTCGAATTAACGTTGTTGTTACGCGACCTTGCCAGCGGGATCATATCGGTGTTGTGGTTCACAAGGAAGCGCACGTCCCGAAGGTCCGCTTCATCCAAAGCGCCGCGGTCGATTATTTCGTCGTACCATCCAAGGTCCGTCCGTTCGTTGTAAACGATCGGCGTTCCCGCCAGAAAGTGTCCGTGATCTTCGTTCTGTTCGGCGCGTACTTCAAACATAAACGCGCGAATCTCCTTATTCTTCTGCATTATCTGCTCCCCCTTCTTCTTCGTTGATTTTTTCCGTTGCGTTGTAGTATTCGCCGCGGATGATGTATTCCTGGCCTTCGCCATTCGGTAACGGCGGAAGGTTCCAAATTTCGCGGACTTCGTCACGGTTCAAGATTCCGCGGTCCGCCAACTGTGCCGAAACTTCAAGTTTTTCCTTGTTCGACATATACTGAAGCCGATTCGCGGACGCCATAACGTAGTTTCCTTGCGACTGCTCCCGAAACGTGAAAAGCATCTTCGTTGTGACTTCCGAAAACTGAATCGCGAACGGTTCGCAGATTCCTTCATAGGCCGCAACCCACTTGTCACCGTATACGGAAGACTGAAGCAATTCTTCGTTTACATTGAAGTAGTCGAAGACGTTCGCTTTTATGATCTTTTCTTCTTCAGAATCTACGACCCACGGTTCCGCCTTAATCTGATTGATATTCGCGTAGGTATTCGGGAAAAGCAACAGGCCGCCGCCCTTTGCATCCTTCCCGAAGTTTTCTTCCGTGAAGCGTTCCCGTTCCTTTGTCAGATCGTCGGATCGCGTGAAGTTGTTCACCTGCGCCCAGAACCGATACGTCGCGGCAGACTTAACGCCTTCTTGAATCCCTTGATTCTGAATGTGTATCAAGTCGATCGTCGGGAATAACGCGTTGTTATTCTCTCCGAAGAAGTCTGACTTGTATTGGTGTTTCGTCATGATCCCGCAGTTTTCAAGTTCCAGCGCGGCTTTTTTGCCGTCCTGGAATTCATACCGAAGGTACGGAACGTCCTTGAACGAAATAATTTCGCACTTTTGCGGAAGCGGCGTAACAATTCCCGATATTTCGCCGTACTGATCGTACACGGGACAGATAAAGGCGCTATTATGAATATCAAGGATTGTAGAAAGGCGATACATGAACTGATACCATGTCTGGTATTGATTCGGCCCGTGTTTCAGTTTGTTCTGAAGCGCTGGTTTCGCCGATCCGCTAACTTCAACCTTCAATTTCGCCGTATGCGTCGCCCTTACATTGATAGCGGCCCGTATTAACTGTTGTTCGTAAATCGACCCGTTGTATGAAGTGAAATGCGGCGTGTAGCCGTTCAGCATCTTGAAGGCGCCCGTATACTTTCCTTCTGGCTTTGGCGCTTTTTTGAAAATTGCATCAAACAGTCCCATGTTTAACCCCTGTCGTTCCTTAATTGATCCCCAATTTCGCTATAATATTTTTGACGCACACAAAACGCATCAGCCAGCGCGGCCGTTCCGTCAATGTGTGCGTTTGCGTTTATTTTTACAAGTTTTCCGCGTCCACGTTCGACATTCATTTTCAAAGCGGCGTTCAGTAAGTGAGCCTTTAGCAGATCATTGTCGCCGCAAAAGACGCGGCCGTCCTTGCATAGCCCTTCCTGTTCACGAAGTACGCCGTATAGGTTGTCGCCCTGGAAGACGTCGTCTGTTCTGAAGCCGTATGCTTCTAGGTCCTGGATGAGATACTGCGAAGAATATCTATCGTAGCCGACCATCAATGGAAGTATTTCGTATTTTTCAACCAGTTCGACGAACCAGTTGAAGCAGTCCCGATAGTCGACAAAGTTTTCGCCAGACGGTTCAAGCAATCCGCGCTGGATGAAAAGCTCATAAGGTAAGCCGTCGCGTGCGGTCGCGTCTGCGATCCGTTCCGACGGAAGCCAGAACTTCGCAAAAACGAAAATCTTTTCGTTCTTTTCAATCAAACAGGTCGCGGCCGTCAAGTCAGTCGTTTGCGACAAGTCGACGCCACAAACCGCGTACGACGATCTGAAATCTTCCAGATCGAGCGGATCGCCAAAGCACTTGTTCACGGTCGCAGTATCAAGCCACGCAAGGAAACTATTCTGCTTGATGTTGCAAAACTTGACTATGAATTCGCGCTTCGCCGAAAGCGAACCTTCTGCGACTGCGATCTGCTCCAACAGGAAGTCAACCGAAATGGAAACGCCCAAGTTCGGATTGCTTTTCCGTAGTTCGTTTATGTCGTTCCATTTTTCCAGGTCGTCAATCATAAACAAAAAAGGAAGAAGCCTTGTTTCTTTGCTATCTCCCTTTAAAAACCTTGTGGAACGTTTTATCAGTTCGTCGTAGATACTGTCGTTTATATAGCCAGCAGTCGAACAGGACAGAAGAAGACTTTCTGGTCTTGCGCCCGTTCCAGACTTCATAACTTCATATTGTTTCAAGCCCGCGTCGCCTTCCCAGGCCGCAACTTCATCACACGCCGTTAGTGACGGGTTGAAGCCGTCGGACTTCTTCGCAGAAAAGGCGATCTTCTTGACGGATGAATTCGTCGCCGTTATATATAGATCGCTGATTCTGTGCTTCGGCAGAACCGAATCGTCGTGAACCTTTTTGTTATGTTCGTCTTTTTCCGACAGATGTTCGACGAGTGCTTGATATTCTGGGTCTAACAAAGTCATTTGCCAGACGTTGTTGTAGATTATGTCTGTCTGATCTAGTTTCGGAGCGACGATATATATTTTCGTTCCGAAGCCGCCGTCGATCCACCAGATGTATTTTATGATTGCCGCCGCAAGTAATGACTTCCCGTTCTTCCTGGCGACGATCAGAACGACTTCCCGAAACTGTCGCTTTCCTTCAGCGTCGACGATCCCGAAGATCGCCGCGACAAAAGCCTTTTCCCAAAGTTCCAACAGAAAAGGACCAGGCGCAAGAACGCCTTCTGTATGGAAAGCGTGCGCTTCTATCCAGTCGATCGCGTCGTTTGCTTTCTTCTGATCGTAGAAGAACCGTTTTTCTTCAAGTCCTCGGATCAGATAGGCCAGAAGAAGTTCTATCCAGGCCCCGACGACGATCGATCCGTCCTTAACTTTTTGATAATATGAATAAATCCAGTTATCTTTACTTTTGTTCGCCATTTTCGAAGGATTTTCGCGTATCTCTCGCAAAATCGAAGAAATCAG